TCAGCTCGACCCCGGGCTCGGGCGAGTATTACGCGACCATCGGTCGGGTCGAGATGTCCAATCTCGACGTGGGCGGCACCAACTGGGCGAGCACCCTGGCGACGGTCGTCGCGGGCGACATCATCCAACTGGACGGGATGACCGTCGGCGAGAGCTTGGCCGGAACGATCACCTCGATCACCGTCGGGGCTTCTACGACGGTGGTTCTGTACAGCACGCTTTTCGGTGGGTTCCCGACCACCGGGCAGCAGACTCGCGTCGCCTTCCTGCGACCCGTTCCCGGCCCGCAAGGTCCGAAGGGTGATACCGGAGCAACCGGGCCGAAGGGTGACAAGGGCGATAAGGGCGACACCGGAGCGCAAGGGCCAGCAGGCAGTGGTGCCGGAGTCCCGGCGGGCGGTGCTGCCGCGCAGGTACTGACCAAGGTCGACGCGACCGATTTCAACACGGCGTGGACGGACCCGGCTGCTCGCACGATCCTTCCGGTGCCATCAGCAGCAGGCTCTGTCTCCTACCCGATCGGCGTGTCGATCTTCTCGGTGACGCTGGCTGAGGCGCAGGCCGACGGCGGGTGGCCGATCGCCGCCAGCGCAACCGTGATGACCGTCAAGTCGGCAACGAACACGGTGGCCAACCAGTGGTGGATGCAGTCGAACATCACCACGCAGGCGATGTACTTCCGGTCGCTGGCATCCGCGTCATTCGGTCCTTGGGTTGCGCTGAACCCGGCACGGGACGCCACGCCGGTCGGGATCATCTGCCCGTGGGGTGGACCGAGCAACAGCACCGCGCCGGGCTACCTGCGCTGCGACGGCGGTGAGTACCTGCGCTCCGGGGCCGGTTCTTACCCGGAGTTGTTCGCGGCCATCGGGACGACCTGGGGCGCGGGGGACGGCTCGACCACGTTCAACGTGCCCAACTTCGCGCTCGGCGGTCTGCCCCGGTTCCCGCGCTGGGGCACGCCGAACACCAACGGCGGCACGGCGACGCACACCCACACGTCCGATCCGCACACCCACACCATCGCCGCGCACTCCCACACGCTGTCCGGCAACGGCTGGGCGCTGGTCGCGGTCGCCGCCTCGACGCCCAGCCTCTACGTCAACCGCAAGTCGGGCGTCCCGTCCTGGACCCCGACGGCCACGGTCAACTCGGCCGGGTCCGGCTCCTCGGTGGCGCAGACCTCCGGCACCCCGCTGGACGGCACGACGGATTCCGGCGGGCCGACGGTGACCGGCTCGACCACCCCGGCCAACACCGGAGCGACCGACACCACGCCTCCCTGGATCGGCGTGATCTGGGTGATCAAGGCTCTACCGTGACCGGCCGGTCATAATCATGGGCACCGCCGCGAGGCCGGGCCGGAACAGGAGAGATTGATGGGAACAACCGGAGCACCGTACAACCTGCCGTGGCCCGAACTACCGGACGTCGCGGACGGGCCGGATGCGTTCGCCGATCTGGCCAAGGCGGTTGCGGCCGGGCTGGCGTCGGACAAGTCGCAACTGACGACGCTCATCAACACCAACAAGACCACGGCGGCGAATGACAACAACGCGCTGCGAAACTCCTTGCAGGCCAACATCGATACCGTGTCCGCATACGCTCGGATGGAGTGGTACCACACTGCTGCCGCTGGCGTGTCATTCCCGGGTGGCGGCGGAACGCTGGGCTACATCAGCAACACCGTGATCTCGGCCAAGAGTCACCTCCGGTTCGCCATGGTGTTCTTCCGTGGGTACGCCACGGCACTGGGGGCCGGGGAGAACGTCCAGTTGGAGCTGCGGGAGAACGCTTCCGATCAGGTCATGGCCTACCAACACATCCGGGCGGCGAGCACGTCCTATGGTGCTTGGGCCTTCCGGTCGGTTCCGGCCAACTCGGTGGTTCAGTTCCAGGTGGTGGCGAACGCCAGCGGGTCGGCGACGTTGACGTCGAACGGTGCGTACTCCGGCATGGACATCGCCCTGATCGCCAGGGAATGACATGGATGACCTGTCGGTCGAGCAACAGGTAGCGCTGCTCCCGGAGGAGCAGCAGGAGGCCGTTCTCGCCGGGCTGGATCTGGACAAGCTCGCTTACGACTGGCGCTGGACCGGCCGACCGAGCCAGATCCTGCCTGTCCAGGATGACGAGCCGGATGCCGATTTCACCGTGGCATTCGCCATGGCCGGACGCGGGTGGGGCAAGACCCGGTGCGGCGGGGAATGGCTACGGGAACTGGACGGCAACTGGGCCAAGCTCGAGCGCGGGGATGGGCACCTACGGGTGGCGCTGTTGGGGAGGACTGCCGGTGACGTCCGGGACACCATGCTGGAAGGACCGTCGGGACTCCTCAACATCTGGCCGCCCAGCATGGTGGACCAGGTTCGCTGGATCCCCAGCCGACGCCGGGTGGAGTTGCCGAACGGCGGGGTCTGTCTGTGTTTCTCGGCCGAGGAGCCGGACCAGTTGCGCGGTCCGGCATTCCACATCTCTTGGGCCGACGAGTTGGCCAGTTACCGGCAGCGGGTCGGGGCCGGGGAACTGACTGCGTGGGACAACCTGCGGATCGCCACCCGGCTGGGGAAACGACCGCAGATCCTCGCCACCACGACTCCCAAACGGGTCCCCGCGATCCGCAAGATCCTTGCCGACTCTGCGTCCGGCGACAACGGGAAGGTGATCCTTCGGCGGGGCCGGACGAGCGACAACGTCCACCTGTCGGAGATCTACCGCGAGGTGATCTTCGGGCTGTACGAGGGCACCACACTGGGCCGACAGGAACTGGACGGCGAACTGCTGGACGAGGTCCAAGGCGCAATGATCTCGCAGATGATCATCGATGCGAACCGGGTCAGCAGGTTGCCATCCGGTCAGCAGTGGATCCGGATCATCGGGGTCGACCCGTCGGTGGCCGAGAAGCCACGGGACGAGTGCGGGATCGTGGTGGTGTTCGTCAACCGGTCGTTCCCGATCCTGCGTCGCCATGCGTTCGTGGTCGAGGATCTGTCCGGCCGGATGTCCCCGGCGAACTGGGGCGACCGGGTGGCGCAGGCCGCGTTCAAGTACCAGGCCACGGTCGTCGCCGAGGTCAACCAGGGCATGGGGCTGGTCCGGCAGAACGTCAATCAGGCTGCGGTCGCGGCCGGTCTGCCGCCACCGAACTACGTTGCCGTGTGGTCCTCCAAGGCCAAGGCCGTCCGTGCCGAGCCGGTCGGGGCCGCCTACGAGCAGGGCCGGATCCACCACATCAACCGGATGCCGGAGTTGGAAGATCAGCAGACCACCTACGTGGCCGGAGAGACCGGCTACTCCCCGGACCGGATGGACGCGCTGGTCCATGCTTGTGCGGCCGGGCTGTTCCCGTCGGCCGCCGCACAGGGTTCCACCGGCGTCTCCGCGATCTACCCGACGGCACAACTGCAGATGGACACCCGGCACCAAGCCGCGCTCCCGCGGGGCCGTGGATCGATCCTGGGGCGCGGCAGGGGGATCAGGACCGGTGTCTAGCCCGGAGCAGACCCCACCTCCGCGGACCCGGCTCACCGCTGCCCAACAGGCTGCGGCCGATGCCGAGAATGCCGCGGTCGAGGAGGACGGCAGCGCGCTGATCCCAGCGTTGCTGGCGGTGTTCGCCGCGTACCTCGCCTACCGCACGGCCAAGGGCCGGATCGTCGGACCGGCATCGGCGTGGATGAAGGCGCTGAAGCTGGATGCGCTGGCCGGTGGAGCCTTCCTGCAGGTCGCACAACGAGCGTTGGCCCGGCAACGGGTGCGGGACCGGGACGCCAACCGGCTCCTGCCCTATGCGCAGTCATCGAGCCTGGCCGCCGTCGACACGATGATGAACCAACTGGTCAACGTGTTGCAGTTCTACCAACGACACGACGCGAATCCGGCGGCCACGCCTGCGGATCTGATGCGCACCAACCCGGAGAACACCGGGCCGGTCCGGCGCGCCGAGCGCACGTTGCCGGACCGCTCCAATCCGCCGACCACGCTGGCCGAGATGCTGGCCGTCACCGGCCGGAACGCGGCACAGATGAACGCCGTGCTCGAGCACGACCTGGACACCGCGCCGATCAAGGGGACTCGTCCGACCCTGTGGAAGAACTGGCAGAGCGTCGGCGACTCCCACGTCCGGCCGAGTCACCAATTCCTGGGGGCCACGAGCTACAAGAGTCATTCGGTGCCGATCGGCGAACCGTTCGTCTCGATCCACGGCGCGAAGATGAACTTCCCCGGTGACGTGTCACTCGGTGCTCCGCTGGACGAGACGATCAACTGTCGGTGCTTCCTGACGTTCACCCGGCGCTCCACCGAGGGTCCGGAGCAGAGTTACCTCCCGGCGTACTGGATCAAGAAGCGTCGCGGGGACCTGCCGCACGACGAGATGGCCAGGCGCGAGGCCGAGATGCAGCGCTGGGAAGAAGACCGGGCGCGCCGCGAGAAGGTCTACGCCGCGCTGTTCGGTGGATCCAGTTAAGTGGCCTATACACTCACGGGATGTTGAAGGGCGTGCGCTGGTTGCCGGTCGCCACAGTTGCGCTGGTGATCGTCACGGCTGCTTCAGCAGTTGCTGCGATCTTCGATCCGGCGTGGGCCGCGATCGCCGTCGGGTTCGGCATGGGCGCTATCGCCCTGGCCATCCTGACCGGGAAGGAATGACATGCCAGGAAGCCGATTCTTCGAGTTCAAGTGCACCGCGTGCGGCACGCTCCATCACATCCCGCGGGCGTTGGTCGTGGCCTGCCCGACATGCGATGCCGGGCCGGGGGCACGATGTGTTGACCTGCGACCGGGCCGGAACCGCGCGCTGCGGGTCAGCACTCATCCGACGCGCGATGCGCTGGTGAAGGAACTGGATGAGGCAGAGGCGAGTTGATGCTGACCAAGGTGTTCGCCGTGCAACGGCTCACTCAACTCGTCACTCAGGACGAGATCACCCGGCCGTTGCGGATGAAGGTCGACAAGTGGGCCGGGGAAGCGCCGGAGTTCTCGCTCAAGGAACGCGCCGCGTACATGATCGAGTGTCCGGCGTGTACGAGCATATGGGCCGCGGCCGTGGTCGCTGGACTGTCGCGGTTCCGACTGGGCCGGGTCGCCGTGCGGATACTTGCTTTGTCAGGCTTGGCGTTGCTGGCGGATGCTGTGGTTGAGCGGGTAGCACCACCGAGCTGACCCGGGGAGGATGAGCCCATGATCACCACGACGATGACCGCACCGCTCTATGCAGCGGGCGAGGACGCAATCCTGATTGCCGACATCACTCCGGCCGCGTTCTCGCCGATGCCGGAGGCCGTGCCCAAGGGCGTGAAGCTCCGGGCCATCGTCACCGATCGCGGGATCATCCTCGCCTGGCAGCAGGGATCCGGGCAGCAAGGTGCCGCGATCTCCCGCTACGACATTCCGGCCGACACCTCCGGAATGTCATTCCGTGGTGGGTCATCCGGCGGTTACGTCGTCGCTCAGGGCGGCGGATGTTCCTGCGGGGCGCGGGCCGTCCGGAACTGGTCTCCGTTCGCCGGAGTTCGGATCAGCCAGAACCCGAGACACGATCTTGCGCAGACTCAGGTGAAGGGAAGCAGGCCCTACGGGGTCCCACCGACCCGCTACAGCCGGTCCCGATAACACCTGACGTGCTGTTCCGTCTGTCCTGATAGCGGCTACCCTGATCGCTCATGGGGCTGTTCCGGCGTGATCCCGTGCCCGCTGGGCCGATGACCCGATCCAACCGTTCCGGAAAGCCCAAGCCGATCACAGCGGCGGCGCGCCAGGTACCGACCGGGCTCCAACGGGCAACTCCGGCCGCTTACAACAAGACGCGCACGATCACCGCGTCGGCCGAGCGGGTCAATCTCGCCACTGCGGCGCTCAACCGTCCGTTCACCGCGTGGCAGTCCGAGGCGTGGACCGGCTACGAGCGGGTCGGGGAGATCCACTACGGGTTCAACCTGGTCGCCAATGTGCTGTCCCGGATCCGGATCTACGGGGCCGTCGTTGCGGGTGCGGACCAGGCACCGATCGAGGTCACCCGGGCGTCGGAGTCCGACGAGGCAGTTGATCATCTGACCCCGGGTCAGGTCGCCGAGGTGCAGCGGGTCGTCTCCGAACTGGTAGGCGATGCGTTCGCTTCGATGGTGCGGTCCTACTCGCTGAACATGTCGGTCCCGGGCGAGTGCTACCTCATGCAACTCGAGGAGCCGGACCCGCTGGACCCGAAAGCCACCGTCAAGACGTGGGGGATCTACTCGACCGACGAGGTCCAGGTACGGCCGACCGGACCCGCGCTGGTGTCCATGCGTGGATCCAACCAGACGACGCGGGAACTTCCGGTCGACACCTACATCGCCCGGATCTGGCGGCAGCATCCGCGGTATTCCAAGGAGCCCGACTCCTCCATGGTCGCGGTCGCGGACCCGATCGAGGAACTGCTCATGCTGCAGCGACTCGTGCGATCGGCCACCCGGTCCCGGCTGAACGCCGGTCTGCTGTTCGTGCCGGACGGCATCTCGGTGGCCAACGCGACGATCACCCCGGACCCGGTCACCGACGAACCGGATGACCCGTGGACCGGGGAAGCCCCGGGTGCCGTGGCTGATCCCGGTGGCCAGTTCCTGGAACAGCTCATGGACTCCATGACGACGCCGGTCACCGACGAGGG